AATATAAATGCAACGAAAAGTTCTGCGAAGAACTTCGCGGAACAGATAGCCAGCGATCTGCAAAAATCCCTGGGGAAGATGGGAATGGGGAAGAACATAAGTTCGGCCGTCTCATTGGCGGGACCAGACGCATCCAAGGGGATAATGGAGGTCGCGGGGAAGATAGGGATAGTCGCAGCCGGAATAACTGCGGTCGTTGCTCTTTTATCTCAGGCTAGTCCTTACCTGAGAGGCATACTTTCTATATTCACCAGGGCAATGATGATATTTTTCAGGCCATTCGGGGACTTCCTGGCTATGCTACTTAGGCCACTCGCAGTTTTACTGATGAGGGTGGCAGTTGCATTCTTGAAGGCGACCCGACCGATCACAAAAGCCATGGGAGAAGGGGCGGCAAGCGTTCCCCAGATAAAACCAGATGTGGGGTTGGGAATAATAGGGGATATCATTAATGCACTTCTTCAATTAGGGGGAGCCATAGGAGGTGCTATCATTGGATTCCTTAATATCGGGAAAGTTATAGGAGATTGGTTGTTCACAACGTTCCAAAAAATAGGAGAGGCAATCGGGGTTGGGATTGCGGATGTTGTATATACAATTGGTCAGAGTCTCGGAACAGCTTTTGCATATGTCGAATATGCCATCGTTCAAGCTTGGAATTGGGTAAAAGGAATAGGCCAGAAAATCTGGACGGAAATACTTGAGCCGGCGTGGAACTTCTTGAAGAATGTCGGTCAATGGATATGGGAGCAGATTCTTCAGCCGGCATGGAACTGGCTCAAGGATGTTGGAATAAAAATATGGGACATTATATCTACCCCCTTCAAATGGTTGGCTGACCAGATACAAACAGTCATAGGTTGGTTCACGAACCTGTTCGGAGGAGGCACCCAGAAGAAGGGAAGCTTCCAGACGGGAACGTCATTCGTCTCGGACACGGGACTTTACCAATTGCACAGGGGGGAACAGGTCGTCCCAAAGGGACAGGCGGGAAAGTCTGTATTCCTGCAGACTACAAATAATTTCAACGGGAACATAAGCCAAGAAGTAGACATAGACTCACTTGCGAGAAGGGCGGCGAAGATAACCGAGACTGAGCTCAAGCAGAGGGGAGTACTTTAAATGTCAAATACTACTTTGGGGACAGTTACCCTGCATGACGGGACGAATGCGGTAATAAAAAGCAACACATGCAAGAAGGAAGCCATAATGGTAACCATGCCATTGTACCTATCTGATTCAGATCAGACGGACGTCCTCGACTTCGGAGGAGTCACAAAAAACATAACGCTGAGCGGGGATTATGTGGGAGCAGACCTTGCAACATGCAAGACATGGATAGACTCATTGGAGGATTTGATTCAAGGACACCAAGATGTGCAGGCGGGTTATCCATTGACATTCACCGACGATTTGAGGGGAACGATAAAAGTAAAGGTCATGAGTTTCGAGTCTGTATTAGTGGAAGCGGAAACTATAAGAATATCCTGGACATTGGTGCTTGTGGAGTCTAGCACGAACGCATAATGGCAAAAAGAATTTATATCTCAACACTGGCGAAATGGGGAATCGGAATAGGTGCGACAGGGATTCCATTAGCACTGCTTTTATTCTGGTACTTGTCTTCACTTGGGGCAATTGCAATCACTGGTTTTTCTGGGGACCAAATCTGCGCGGGAACTAATCTGAACCCATGTATTGCATACATCAACATGACTGCAAAGGAGGATATTTTCATCTACCCGGACAAGAACTGGTCGGGGGGATTTTATACGAATGGATCTGTAAAATCCGTGAAGATGTATCGTTCTTGGGGGGATGGGTGGAGGGAGATAAATCTCACGACAAACTGCAAGGGGACTTGGTGCGGAGCATCTGACAGTTCTGGAAATACTTCTTATTCATTTGCATTCAGACATGACACAAAATACAACCTGAAATTTGAGGTCATAAAAAGTAATGTTAGTGATAGCATCAAATGGGGATACGCAGATGTAGACCCTTATTTCTATGGAGTGAATAATTCTGATAAGATTTACTCTGAATATAGCAAAGCGATTTCCATTTTTGATAAGACATCCAAGAGGGAAATTGCATATAGCAAATTAGATTCCCATACCCCGACTTGCTTGATTGATTGCAGTTCTGAAGGAACTTCTGTGTTAAAAGTGGATATGCCTCTTTTTGAAAGATTTGATTTTTACGACAAGAATGGAAGAAATATAAATTTGACTTATGATTTCTTCATAAAGCAGAATGTAACTTCTAATTATAGCATCCCGATATTTAATGAAACAAATCAGACTGTTGGTTATGAAAATCATTCTTATACCGTAGAGAAATGGGTAAAGTATAACTTTACTAAGTTGCCTGCGGGAATCTATCACTGGAAAATTGAGGGAAAGAAAGACCCGCACCAAAGTATAGACTGGGTAGGGACTGTTAATGGACTGAAATTAACGGACTTTGCTTGGTGGAATTCTCTTACTGGAAATTATCAAGTATTTAATACAACTGAAACTTCTAATTTTACTGTTCCATTAGGAATTGTTAATGTTTCTGTTTTAATTGTGGCTGGAGGAGGGGGAGGAGGACACGAACAAGCTGGTGGTGGAGGAGCTGGAGGATTAATACTTAATTCAAGTTATGCAGTTACTGCTATAACAAATATTTCTGTTACTGTTGGAGATGGGGGAGCAGGCGCAAGTGGTGCACCCCCAGGCACAAATGGAAGCAATAGCATTTTTGGAACCCTTATAGCTTATGGAGGAGGAGGAGGAGGAACCTGCGGAAGCGCTGCTTTAAATGGTGGAAGCGGTGGAGGTGCTGCGGCTTGCAATCCACCACAAACTGGAGGTTCAGGAATAACAGGACAGGGTTATGCTGGGGGAAATCAAGCTAGCGGAGGGTATGGAGCAGGAGGAGGCGGAGCTAATCAAAGTGGAGCAGATGGAGGAACAACTGCTGTAGGTTTGGGAGGAAATGGTCTTTATGTCTGGGGTTTATCTTATGTTGGTGGCGGTGGCGGTGGAGGAGGAGCAACCGGTGCTACTGGAGGACTTGGTGGAGGAGCAAATGGAGGAAGTAGTGGTGTTACTGGAGATACTGCCTCTGCAAATACTGGAGGAGGAGGCGGAGGTGGAGGTTCAAGTGGTGGTTTAGGCGGAAATGGGGGAAGTGGATTAGTTGTTGTAAGATGGACTGCTGGTGCAGTTCCAACAATTAATCTAAATAATCCAATAAATAATCAAAATTTCTCGGCGAGTTCAATAATATTTTCAGTTACTCCTTTAAGTCTAACTAAGGCAACTGGATTAAATGTTTCAATATATGGAAATTGGAGTGGAAGCTGGGCAGTTAATCAGACAAATTCAACCGCTAAAAATAATACTCAAACAAACTTTACTGTTGCTGGAATTCCTGATGGAACATGGATTTGGAATGCTTTAGTCAATGATGGTGTTAATTTTAATTGGAGTCTTGCTAATTATACATTTACAATAGATACAACCCCCCCCGTAATAACTCTTCCAGTTTATGTCAATGCAACAAAATACAAGAATACCCAGAACATAACCTTTAACATCTCTGCCATAGATGCTATTATGGGGGCAAATTATTGCTCTATCAATGTTAATGGAAATGCAAACCAGACATTATTAGTTTCAAATGGATGGTGCAATGGAACTTATGCCTTAACAGGACTTTCAGACGGAAACAAAACAATAAATGCCTATGCAAATGATACCTTGGGAAATACAGGATTGAATAGGTCATATGTTGCATGGCTTGTAATCAATCCAATTGCTTCCTTTGGGACGAATCCGATTGATAATTACAACTCTTCATCAAGATCTGTAACCTTTGATTTCAAAGCATCGGACAACGTCGGTGTAAATACTATCCAGCTTTATGGAAACTGGTCTGGTTCTTGGATGGCAAACTACACAAACAGTTCCTACGTCAACGATACATGGCTGAACATAACAATTACAGGAATTCCCGAAGGATATTTTACTTGGGGAATTTTCACAAATGACACGGCTGGAAACTACGACTGGACGGACACGAACAGGACGCTTAAGGTATATTCTTCGTATAGGATATTCTTCAATAATGTGGAGGGAAACAATACAGCGGAAGTTGGGCTGATAAATCTATACGCAAACGGATCAATCCCCTCTTCGAATTTTTGTCTATCGATAGACCACCCCGATTATGGGACCAATTACACCTGCGGGAACCCTATAAACATGACGATAAATATAAGTTATTTTAGGAACAATCTTTTCTTGAATGGTTCATCTTTTACGATAAGTCAGAATACCAATCAATCAATGAAGAGTCTTTGGTTTTTAATTCATGGAAAAGATGAAATTAATGCCATTAGTTTCAATATCTCTAATGTAACCGGAGTAATCGAGAACCCCACTTTCTTTTTTGTGAACACAACACCAACATATTCTAATAACACCTTTGACATTAACTCGTCCCCTTTTGTTGATCGGGCATACAACGGATATTTAAAAGGCGGTAATATATTTTTGAATAGTATAGCCAATCCAGCAAAGACAGATGAATTTACTTCTCAAAATATAACATTTTATACAAAAGGAGATCTTGTTGCGTATATTCTTTTGGATGATATATTAAAGGCAGGAAATATCTATAGTTTCTTACTTAATCTTACTGGTTTTAATTTCGGTGTTAATTATCACGATGGAAGCGTTGCCTCTGGGAGTTATCCGGGTTCGGATTCTTTATACGGATTTATGAATTATTCCAATATAGACACCATTTTAACTACTGCCCAATTAGACCCAAGCGGAGTGATTATGGCGCAGAATACTTCGGCAATAAATAATGTTTATGATAATTTTGATGGAGCAACAGTAGATATGTCTAAGTGGTTATATGGTAATAGGGGTAGTTGCCCTCTTACTGGTAATCAATATTGTGAAAAGACCTTATCTGGAGATTTATATTTGGGCACCCATGGACAAGCAGGTTCAGCAAGTATAAATGACTATTCTTCTGCTAATATCTCTCTTCTTGAATCCCCACAGATAAATATATCTTTTTCTATGGATTCAAATATAGGTGATATTGATACAAATAGTTTTGATATGAATAATAAAGTATATTTTGGAAATACAATAGTTTATTCATTACCTCGACCCGTACCTTTCCAAGCATGTGGAAATGGAAATTCACAGGCAACAATAAATATGGTATTGACAAAAGTAAATAGAACAACATGGAAAAATCAATTATATGGAAATGATAATTATACCTCACCCAAACCATCTTGTGATGATGTAACTACAACAACTTATACTGGAGTTCCTTCCTATTTTTTAGTAGATAATACCTTATCAAGTTTTATACAATTTTATACATCTTCATCATCAGTTTATGGTATGTCTACAGATATGTATATTCATAATGTTACAAGAATTATTTATACAAGGGCTAATTCCTCTGTAGTCTCCAAATCTATATATGATTCTTCTGCGAATATTGTATCAGTAACTCCAAGTATTGTTATTGGTTCTGTTGCCCCCGCAATAAACGAAACTAATGCTCTTTATCTAAGCGCAGATAATGGATTGCATTGGGAATCTGCAACATCAGATGTATTACATATTTTTACAAATCCCGGTAATAATTTAAAGTGGAGAGTAAATTTCAATATAACTGGTATAGACGATTTGAATGCAACTAACAAATTAATATATGTCAATATGTCTATTCCTCTTTCTTATCCAAGTAATATTTCTATAGACTGGGGCAATGATGGGATAATCGATGGAAATTATAGTGGAACATTTAATACGACTTATTCTTATGATTTCTCCAATATAAATTTATCAAATGCCTTTACCAATGCCTCTTTATTTTATCCAAATGGGCATCTTTATTTCATCCCCTTAAAGATTAGTTCTGATACTGCAGGAACAATACAAATATCCAATGTCAATTTCACATATAGTCCCAATCCGATTTCATTGAATACCTCTGCAATACAGAATTATCTTAATGCCCTAAATAGTAATACTTATTTTAATATGTCTATTCCCTTTTCATTTATGAATGCCACTACTGGAACCTCAACATTAAACTTTAGCAGATTGAATCAGGATTATGTAGGGGGGAACAAATCCTACCAGTTTACTGTGTCTTCCCCTTGGCTTACTGGGAATATCACGAATAGCATTATTTATTACAGGTCAAGCTTTGTGAAGTTATTGCCATATAGTTGGACAGATTACATATTCTTCCTGCCCAAGACCAACAGCTCAAAGAACGTGTCCGCATACGGGCAGACGAATGTAATGCCATTATACAGGATAAATATGACTGGCTATGGGGGAAAGGACGCAAATGTGTCAATAAGACTAAACCAATCCTTCAGCTGTTTGAATATAACATGGAACAATAACTCATTCAAACCAAATGGGAATCTGCTTAATACGTCTTATACCGAGATTAAAAGTCAGGCTAAATATCTGGAGAACTTGAGTATCTGGCTATGGGCTGACCTGAGCCAGTGCAACGCATCAGACCAAAGGATACTGAATCCAAACCTTCAGGTAAGGGCAAATTGCCATAATTGCCTGATCGCAACATGATAAAGTCAACGCAGATATTCATACCAATCCCCAAGACTAGGAACACGCATGGCAAGGTTGAAATAAACGGCTTGGACATGACCAAAAGGATAATAGACAGCTCGTGGGTTCTGCCCGTAACGAAAGGAGTAGGCACATTCAACATAAAGGTATCAAACGCCAATGGTCAGTATTCAAGTTCGTTCAACAGGGGGGAAATAGTAAAGTTTTATGCGGACAATGTGGATGGGACAACCTTGCAATTCTGGGGAAGGATAGACTATGTAAAAGACGACCTGACCACGGATGGCCAGTATCTGAATATAGAGGGAAGGCATAGGTCATTTTATCTGAACGAGTTTTATGTATGCTACTCTGCCATCGACACAGTCACGTCACAGATATTAAAGGGAATAATTGCTGAGTTGCCCTCAAGTCAGGGATTTACTTCATCTAATGTGCAGGATGATGCAACCTTAATGAGCGTAAATTGGAATTATAAGCCGTTCTGGGACTGCATTATTGAACTATGCAACCAGTCAGGATTTGATTGCTATGTAGACAATAATCTTGATTTTCATTATTTTCTGGCCAACTCCATAGTTAACAACGGGGATGCCGTTGTGGAGGGCGACAATTTAATAAAAGGAGAGGACATAGGGACAAATGACTACTACGCAAAATCCAGAGTAGTTGCATCAGGGCAGGATGATGCTGGTCTTCCGATAATATACACTGCGATAAGCGAATCAGAGACGGATGTAAAGGAAATGTATGTAAACGATAGTTCAGCGGACACGTATGAAAAAGTCAGGGATATAGCCAATGCCAAACTGGCTGAGGTAGAAACCAGGTACCAGCAGTCCAAGGTCAAGTCTTTTGGACTGGAGACGGTAAACCCCGGGGACAATATCTGGTTCATAATGCCAAGGCAGAAGGTGGCGGGGCAGTATAAACTATCCCAGATAACGCACTCTTTCGGGATGGATCAAGGCGGCTGGAGAACGGAACTAATCACGGAGCATCAGGAATCGGGAACGCATATAATGATTAAGAATATCAAGAACATAGCCGAGGGGGGTCCACCGCCTAACAATCCCCACAAATTGAATTATTCATACAATTTTGACTTTAATGAAGACGTAGGAACGCACAGCAACACAGTCATAACAGAGGGGGTTCTTAAGACGGATGGGGCTTCATCAGGATTGTGGATAAGCCCGGTTAGAAGTCTTATCTCAAATATACAGGCGCTGGAATTAAGGATAGTTGGGGAGGAACTGGTCGGGAATATCGTCGTTTCCGCAAGCACGGACGGGGGAGCGGTGTACCATCCTGTCTTCGGAACAAACACTTATTCGTTCAGCACCTCGGGGAACAACCTTAGGATAAGGATCAATTTTTATTCGGCTAGTTCTAAGGTGGAGAGCATTGCTTTGCTATACTCGTAATGTTTAAATAACAATGGAAGATAAAATAGTCATGGGCATAAATATAGATCTTAAGGGATTCCAGAAGCTTCCAAGTAACCAAAAGCTAGATACACTGTTCCTGAACACGGAGGAACTGAAGACCATGGTCAGGGGGTACAAGTTCCAGCAGAAGATGCAGTGGGCCACAATAGTCTTCCTCGCGGGTGTCATGGGACTGGGAAAAGTCTTCAACTTCATATAAACAGCAAGTTTTAAAAAAGAAGAATACAATAGTGTATTTATGAAAGCAAAAACATTTTTTATTGTTCTTGGAATAACAGCTCTCTTATGCCTTGCTGTATTATTGATTTATATAAAAGGCGTGATTAATTTCGTGCCTTATGATTCTAATGTTTCACAGAATGATTCTTCTGTTCAGGATAATAATTCTATAAGTTTTATTGGAACGGGGGGCGGTTATTCAAATCTACTTGATATGGAAAATAGGATTAATCAACTTCAGAATCAAATCAACGCCTTAAATTCTTCTCTGTCTAATTATACAAACACGACAATCATCAAAGAGAAAACAACAATTATCTATCAGGAAAAGCCAATAGAAGCAGTTAACCAAAGTGTAAGTATAAAGCCAGAATGTGTGAATAAACCATTTAATAATTGCCCACCGTCCGATCTCACACGGGCATCACAGTAAATCCATAATCTTTAAATATCAATAGAAAGTGAGTTTATAATGGCAAAAAAGAAAGTATCGGCTTCTGAACCAGTGCTAGTGCCACAAGTACCTGTAGCACCCATAACTGTGATTAAGTCGAGATTTCAGATAGATTTAGTAGGCCTGAAGAAGGTAGGTAAGGGTGCCTTGATCGCTGGAGGAGCTGCAGTATTGGCATACCTTGCAGAAGCGATTCCGGGTGTTAACTTCGGGGACTACACGCCGATTATCGTGGCCGTACTGGGGATTCTGATAAACGCCGGAAGAAAGTTCTTTACACAAATAGAGCAGTAAGAAAGCATGGGAAGTGGGGATTATTCCAGGCTTTTGGGAGCTTTGCTTAGAAGGATTAATGTAATTCATATTGAAAAGAAGAAAAAGGAAAAGACAGTCAAAAAAGCTACCTAAAGGATTCTGGAAGGGGTTATTAAGAAAGCTGACGTTCTACCCGATTTGAGTTCTGCGGATGGATGTTGGACTCTTAACCCTTGTAGGGCATCTTTGTCGCATCCCTCCTGAAAGGGAAAACCTCACAGAATCTTATGAAATAGAGACGTAGTGCCTATTTATAAATGTTATTAATCTGGATTATTAACTTAAATTAATAACTTTGATTAATAACCAAAAGTAATACCATGTTGTAATAAATGGGATTAATACGAGACATTATGAGACATTCAAACAAGAAAAATAGGGAAAAGAGCTATTTGTATTATTAATTATTAATTAATTATTAACTTAGTAAGTAAGTAGTAGTAGGAAAATTCTGCAGTGGAAACAGTTGCAACTATAAAATAGCGACTTGAAAAGAAAGGTTTTAAAAAAGGGGTTTGCGTGTGAATTTCGGAAGCGTTGGGCGCACCAAGAACAAGAACATGGCAAGGATCAAGATAAAGACGATTTACGGAAAGATTCTAACAATTACTATTAAAGAGCAGACTGACGAATATATTTCTGGCACGGACAAATTCGGCGTTTTTGTAAAAATTAAATTGGTGGATATTGAGAACTCTACTCCGATATCAGACGAAGAATGACTTTTATAAAATCGATTAGTCTGCCCGGAATAACGGGAGAGATCGCAAAAGACATTCCGGATTTCTCAAAATACGTACAAAACTGCATACAGAGAGATTACTCGGAAGAATTCTTGAAACTTGAAATAAAGAAAAAACAGCAGGAATTGGACGAGCTCAACAAAAAATTATCAGAAGAGAGCCAAAGGAAAAAGCCAGATATATCTGATCCAAAGGAAAAGGAATGGATTGAAAATGCCAAGGAAAGAGTAAAGAAATATCCCGCTGAGTCTTACAACATCTGGGAGACATACAACAAACTATTCGGGAAGAGAATCACCTTGGAGAAGTTCCGGGAAATGCTTGAATGATCAGGCCAGGGACTGCCATGCATCATGCGGAGAGGATGAAGAATGATCCGGAGTACAGGCAGAAGCAACTGGAGAGCCAGAGAAAATGGAACAACAAGAACAGGGAGAAGAGAAGGAAATACTGCCGGAACTTCGTGAGGAACATGAACGAGTTCAGAAATCGACACTGCAAAAAGTGCGGTAAATTGCTGGACTACAGGACGGAGTCTGACTATTGCAAGGAGGATATGCCCAGGAAGAATGGAAAATAAAGAAAAGATAAAATTGAGTGATATAAGTAAATGTCCATTCTGTGATATGGGAAATGCAAAAAGAGCGATGATCTGGAGACTTACAAATAACTTATCTCGAAAATCGCTGAGGGAACTGCGGGAGCTAATAAAACCAAAACGGAAAATTTGAATATGGAAAATAGGGAACAGACAAAGGACTTCATGAGCGAGAAGGACCAAATGAGGCTGGAGAAATTCAACAAGTCCGGCGCCAAGGAAATTGAGGGGCCATATTCTCGGATGTTCATCCACTCGAAGACAATAAGCAAGGAACACAAAGGATCAATAGAGGCAATAGAAGCCCGAGGTGCCAGGGGAGTATCAAAGGAAGTGATAAGGGTCAATCAGAGAGGAATCGAGAAGAAGAACAACCCGTTGAACACAGCGACGGAGGGAATATGAAGAAGTGCCCAAATTGCAATTCAAGCAGATATCACGAGAGCAACGGAAAGAGCAAGTGCGACAAATGCAGATTCATAAACGACAAGAATTATCTGAAAGAACATGGGAAAAGAGATTGAAATAGAAATATGTAATTACAGACCGCTTCATTCAATAAGATGTATTGTGTGCCACAAATTCATAAAGCATTTGCCACATAGCAAAAAGCATTATGTAGAAAAAAGGCAAAAAACCTGCAGAAGCAAGGAATGCCTAAGAAGATACCCCGAAGTCCATCGGAATTTGAATAGCGTTAAAGCAAGGAAAAACAAGCAGCAGCGGGAGAGATACAAGAACAATCCGGAAGTAAGAAAAAGAATAAGTCTATACAATAAAAGTCTGATAGTTAAAGAAAAGAGAAAAGAATATTATCAAAGAAACAAGGAAGAGATAATCGGGAAAGTTTTGAGATATTACAACGAGAATAAAGAAGAGATTAATAAAAAGAAAAGAGAGGAGAGAAATGGCAAATACAAAGATTAAGAAGCCCTGCAGAAGATGCAGGAAAATGTGCTTTGGAAACCTGTGCAGGGAATGTTTCACCGGAAATAGATATTCGGGGAGCGTGAGTCGGGCAATCAACAGGGAGAAAAAGAATTGCAACTTATTAGTAGTATGCAACAAAGTGCAGCATTAAATGCAGTCCGAAAAGTCTTGTTTTGTCCGAATAGTCTTTCTATATTTAAAGCATCCTTTTAGAAGGAATTGCAACAATATATTGTAACAATATCTTTTAAATATAACTTTATCGTCGGTATTCTATAAGTACTTATATAAGTACGAATATGAGTACCTATATCTATGTCCCTATACTTTTCGGACTATATCGCAGCATTAGAAGGTTTTAAAAAGGAGAATACAATAGTGTATTTGGAGGATTCAACAACATGAACCAAAAAAAGACAGCCGGACAGACGGCAAAAAGAGTGGTTCTGGCTTTAAGCACAGAACAAGCAGAGGAATTAAATAAATTTCTTAAATACTGGGCAACAAGTGCAGATTCGGAAAGCACAGAAAAATTGATGCAAAAGATTTCTGCGAGAATACAGAAGACCCTGAACAACCAAAATGCAAAAGAGTTGGGATATCCAAGGGGAACAAAGCAAATGAAAGAAGAGGGTGCATTGGAATTGCCAGGAAAAGTCATGGAAGCAATAAGCCAAGTTGCATCGGAAGTAGCAAGAATATCAAGGGAGGGAAACAATGAAATCCGAGATTCCACAGCTTAAGGAGATGATAAAGAAGATATACAGGAAGAATGCAAGTCGCAAGATCCCATACATGGAGCGACTGGTAGACGAGATAAACAAGGACGCAGAGAAAGCCAAAATGAGGCCTTTCATTTTCAATCACAATCCACGGGTAAAATCCGAGGTACGCGCGGGAGGGGACGATTCTTTGAATAACGTCATGGAATCCTCCTCCCCTCTAATTTTCATAGAGAATTTTTTCAAGGGGATATACAAATGAACTGCGAATATTGCGGATCAGAAACCGAGCAACTAAGCAGCGGGGAAAGTCTCTGCAAGAACAAGAAATGCCTAAAAGTCAATGCTCAATTAAATAACTCCGGACAACATCAGACACCGGAAAAGGAGAAAAAATGGAAGAAAAAACAGGAGTAATTAAAGCAATCAGCCAGAAGGAAGAGAGATACTCTCTGACTTTTGACGGAGCAACGTGGTACAGTGACTTCGGGGTGTGCCCATGCAAGAAGGGCGACGAAGTGAAGCTGGAATACGAAATAAACGGGAACTTCAAGAACATCAAGAAGATTGATGTCCTCAAGAAGTCCGACCAAGTAATGCAAGGATTTAGAGAGGACAAGAATGCATCCATGATTCTTTCCTATGCGAAAGACTTGGTGGTTGCCGGAATGGAAAAGACAGGCATAGAAGTGGACATAAAAGCGGCAATGAATCTTGCAGCAGAAGCCGTGGTAGAGGCGTACAAAAAAATTAAATTAGGAATTGGAGAGGGGTAATCCCTTTCCTTTATTATCATGTGAGACTACGAACGAAGGAAGAGGCACGAGGAGAACAGGTACCCTAGGCACGACTGGGACATGGACGAAAAGGAGAATGGAGAAGGTCAAACAACCTTAGACGAATATGAACAATAAAATAGCAAAATATCCCTTAGGTAAAAATCCAAAGAGTCACGGGAATAACAAAGGAATGCATCATTCGGAAGAGACTAAGAAGATTATAACTGACCACAGGAAGAATAAGGGTTTGGGATATATACCTAAAGTTCCTTTTAAGAAAGGATATATTCCTTGGAACAAAGGAAAAAAAGGAGTTACTTCTGATAAAAGTATAGAAGCATTAAAGAAGTATACAAAAGAACATGGTTCTTGGAGCAAAGGAAAGAAAAATCCCAAGGTAAGCAACGCATTAACAGGAAGAAAATTATCAGAAATAACAAGAAAAAAGATGAGTGCCGGTTTAAAAAAAGCTTATGCAGATGGGATTAGAAAAGGAATTTGGGTTCACGATACAAGACCAGAAAGGGAATTGAGGGAGATTCTCAAAGGGATAGGAATAGATTTTGAAGAACAGAAGAATTTGTATGGCACTCCAGATTTTTTCATTAAACCGAATATATGTATATTTGCTGATGGAGTTTATTGGCATAATTATCCAAATGGGAGCGAGAGAGATAAAGAAGTAAATACTATATTGGAAAGTCAGGGATATAAAATTCTAAGATTTTGGGAAACAGAGATATATTCTAACAAAATTGAAATTAAAGAGAAAATAATAAATATAATGAGCGAGCAGAGGACACTCGAAGAGTTCGAGGAATCAAACGAGAATAAAACCCCTGACGAACTGGAGATGGAATGACCCCCGAAATCTGCACCTGCGGACACGATAAACATTTTCATATAGATGGAAAAGGATGTTGGAAAGGAAGAATGTTTGGTATTCAGAATAGGCATAATTGTCTCTGCAAGAAATTCACACCGAAAGAAAATAATCCGCAGACTAAACCCTCTATCCAGAATAAGGGAAAGGATGAACTTATCCCACAACCGAATAAATATTCTGGCGGTTCGGACAAGCTAAAGACTGCGGATATATTCATAAGATTGAATGACGTTCTCGGTCTATTCAAGAACAGGAAGAAGTTTAAATTAAGATTAGAGGATAGAAAAAGAATTATGGAATATATAGATAGAATTCCAAGATATAATCCGCAAGTCTCATCGGCAGATGATAGAAGAGTAAGTCCTGCACAAAAAGCCGTAATAAAACAGGGTTCTTCTGCGGACAAGAAGCCATCAGGTATCTCCCTTCCTTCAAACGAAGGATTATCTGGTGGCGACTTTGAAAAATCCCAAGATGTTAAATTTCAAATAGAAGGTAAAGATGCATCTCTAAAAGAGGTTAGAGATTATGTAGATAATTCAATAAATGAAGATTTGGTTGAGAAGCATCGGGCAGGAAACCCTCGCTACGAACAAGAAGAACTTGTTCGGAAGATTTTGAAAGAAGTAGATTATTTTTATGATTTAGAAATGGATAGTGAAAGCTTTGATACTAATTGGACTATCCCAAAGATACTCCAAAAAGCCCTCAAAATGGGCTGGGATAAAAAGGCAGAGGAAGATTTGAAGATACTTGACAATTGGAAAAAGAAGTTTAATTTATTGCCTCTTAATTTCCAATGGAGCAATGAAACTCTTTTAGAGTATCTTGAAGAATTAAAGCAGAAAATCTCGGAGGGCAAAGCATGAACGACTTTGATTTAAGCAAGAAGATAGTAAAACATTGTAGTTATGATACTGAAGATGACCATGGAGAAAATTGGGATATGTTAAAGATGGATGATGTTAAAGAATTCATCCTGCGACAAAATAAGATTATTAGTGATTTAAAGAAGCAACTAAAGAATGATTTTTTAGCGCACAAGAATATGACTCCTGAATTTGTTATGAACTTTGTTAATGCGAGGATTGATAGTTCTATAGGAGATATAAATGCCCTTGCGGGAAAAGATTTCTTTGAAGTTAGAGAGTCAAGAATACAAGAATTAAAGCAGAAGATTTCGGAGGAGGGTAAAGAATGATAAAAAAGGCCCTTTCTTTGATTAATTCGGTGAAGAAGATAAGCAATGAAGGAAGCAAGATGGGCGAGCAGTACGAAGTCGGGGAATATGTAGTAAGGATATTCAAGAAGCTAGGGCGAACTTTAATGACATGCACTTGCCAGAATGGGACAAGATTTTGTAATGAACCTACAATTTGTTGTCATCGGCTTGTGGTCATCTATCATGCTATGAAGGAGAAGGAGGCAAAATGAAAGCTAAGAGGAAGACGATCAAGGCGCACTACATAACCCATCACGGAAAGAGGAAGCTGGTGAAGGCATATGAGAGAAAGTGCGCAAATCAGTTCACGGACTGAACAGATAAGTTTATATTTATTTTTATTTTTTTATTTAATGCAGGAGATTATGAGTGTGGTTAAAACGACCAATCGCTTCTCATAGGTGATAAGGGCGTAAGAAGGTTCGAGTCCTTCCTCCTGCAAAATGCGAGGGAAGAAAATCGGTAGATTCGTTGGCCTCATGCGCCAGAGATAGCGTGGTTCGACTCCCGCTCCTCGCTTCATGATCATGCTGGGACCAAAAAAGCTGCCGAAATGGCTGAGAGATGCCTATAAACGGGTGCTGGACGCGACCTGCGAGGATTGTCTAATGAAAGAGGGTCAAACAAGGAAGGACGGCTCAATAGTCAAGTGGGAAGTGCACCGCATTGTATATGGAAATAAGGGGGGAACTTATCGGCCAGGGAACATCCGCGGCCTTTGCTATTACTGTCATAAGAAATACAGAGAAAAATGGTGAGACATCCAGATTGCCCAAATTGCAAGAAAGAAGACAAGGTTTATTACATAGGGGATTCTACATTCAGGTGCGGAAGATGCAAGAAGGAGTTCAAGAAGGATGGAAAAATCAAAATTAACTAGGATAACCAAAGAAGAATTCATGAAAGGGACATTGAGCCAGTTGAACGGCCATAGGCAACATATAAAACGGATTTACGACCAATATACAAGAGCCAGGGCGAGGATACAAAGAGAAGAGATGGGTGTAGAGAGGCAGAGAAGAATGGCGTTCGGCGAGCAGAGAAAATATTACACCGACGGAAAGAGGTACTACACAAAATGAATATACAATATGCCGGAGCAGGTTTGATATTTGGATTAATTCTTTTATGGATAGCAATTCATTTTGGAAAAAAATGAACATAGATAGGCATATAGGCGATGGAAGTCACTTTAAAGTAGTTCTAATTTTTCAGTAATATTTATAAATACATTATTGTATTTAATGACATGAAAGGCGAAGGCATAACGGCAGAAACACTTGATAAAATAAAGAAATTCATGAAGAACATGAAGGAGCCGGCATACAAGAGCAATATAGCAAAGACACTGCACGTCAATATCTATTCTTTGGATTTTGCACTGACAAAAATAAAGCACAAGACATACAAAGACGGGAGGATCAAATGAAAAAAGAAATACAATTTACTGAAAAAAAGAAAAATGTAGACGATGAGGACTTCCCAGACAGCATAAGATTCACTAAGGAAGGGAAAAATCTGAGAATAAAATCCAGTATCAATACTGAGAGAAGAATCATATTAGATGCATTACAAACTAAAGAACTAAAGAAATTTTTATAAAATGAAAGAACAAACATGGCAGGATAGGGAAATTAACAAATGCAAGGAAGTACTGAAGGGAAAATTGGGCGCGAACGAGAGATTTGCAATGAATTTTTATCTTGAATTACTTTCGCAGGACAAAACCAGTTCAGGGAATTCTCCTGATCATCATCACGAGAATCACCAGAAGCGTCGAAGGAAGGAACATCCTCCGGTGAAGGTCAAAACTGTGGAGACAAAGGAGAAACCTGGGCGGAAGACTATTCCTCCCTCTTCTTCTAAGTTTAGAAAAAGAGAATCCAACAAATGGACATCTGAGATATTCAGTTTCATAAAGGATAATTTGGAATTATCGAATCCCGAATTGATCAAGGAGATAAAAAGGAAGTTCAATATGAAGGTCACCTATTCTGCATTATGCAGCCAGATGAGCATCCAGAGAATAAGCAGGAAGAATACTGAGTTCAAGAAGACGTATAATGCAAGGTCGCCCGCATTGAGAAGGAAGCAATACGACGCAATTGTCGAGAAGAACAATAAGCCCAAGCCGGAAAAACCAATAAAGGTGGAGAAAGATAAGAAGCAGAGCAAGTATACCCCCGAGATAATAGAATTCATGAGGGAAAACTCCGAACTGCCAAACGCGGAGATCATAAGCAAAGTCAAGGAGAAGTTTGATTTTGAGATCCCTTCCCAAAGCATGGGATACATAAAGAACAGGTATGGGATAAAAGGCCCGGGAAGGGGAAATGGAAGGACAAAGAAAGATTTTGAAAAGACAGAAAAGACGGATGACAGGGAAGAAGAAATAGTTGATTTCATAAGACACACTCGAAACTCGCCGGAGACCAGGAACAAGATAATACAGAGAATCCAGAGCGAATTAGGGGTGAGTATGAATGCCGAAAGATTCGAGCAGATATGCAAGAAGTACGACATTAAGAGGAAGAATCAAGATAAGGAAGAGGACGAAGAAATAGACTTCGCGGAGGAAGAAATATGAGGAACCTTCCAAGCGCACTCTTATGTACAGCTTTTGTATACATGACTTATGCATATAAATTCCATTGGATTTTTATAATACTCATCGCGGGGGCATTGCTATTCTGGGAGTACCCTGTCAAGGAGAACATAGAATTAGTGAGGGCCCAGATAGACCAATGCAAAGCCAACACAGAGAATCTAAAGTGGAACATGCAACTGGCAAAGACGGGGACGGAATTAAACCTGAAGAATCTGGCGAGATTGAGGAAACAAGAATGACAAAATTGGGAAACATGGACTTGCCGAAGGGAGATGCGCCCATGTACTTCTGCCCGACTTGCAAGGAGTGGGTCCCAGAAGAGAGCAAGCATAATCGAAAGCGTCATGATCAATTAAAAATCGGGAGGAAATACAGAGAATAGAATGGCAAGAGGAAAATTAAAAAATCCAGAGATAACAAGAAAAAGGCTTATTGAAAGTCATAAAGGACAAAAGCCATGGAACAAAGGAAAAAAAACAGGAGTTATACCTTGGAACAAAGGTAAAAAATTAGGGAAGAATCCAGAACATTCCAAAAGAATGAAAGGAAAGCATCCATGGAATTATAAGAAAAAATTATCTGAAAAGCATATTGAACATTTAAGGGAATCGCATACAAGTCCAGAATATAAGGGGCATAAACAAACTAAAGAGCATATACAAAAAAGATTGAAAAGAAGAGAAAAATCCTCCCTTGAAATCAAATTTGAAGACTTGATTAAAAAATTAAATCTTCCATATAAATTTGTAGGAAATGGAGAAGTAATAATTGCACGAAAATGCCCTGATTTTGTTGATTTAACGGGAAAGAAAATAGCTATTGAGGTTTTTTATAGAAAGCACAAAGAGTTATTCCGCGGGGGATTGGAAGAATGGAAAGCCGAAAGGATAAGATTATTTAATCAAGAAGGATGGGAGATTATATTCTTTGATGAAACCGAGGTTAATGAGAAGGAAATCAAAGAAAAATTAAATGTAAAAACAGGAGGTAATTAAAATTATAAACACGATAAGCAGGGACATCAAATTGGAAGAGATCTCGGAAAAGAAGAAGTTCAGGATAACCGTCAACTCGGTGGACGAGGCGGACCCGGAGGATGTGCTCAAGAACCTCAACGGGATAAGGCAGAACATACTGTCCGACAAGGACACCCTGAACATAAAGAGGGAACAGCTGGAGAAGAACATACAGAACAACGAAGTCATAGAGAAGGAGTTTGCGAAGGCAGAGAGTATGGCAAAATTATGGCAAAGCGAGAACCAGCTGATGGCCAAAAGGACCGGGAAGGAAGTGGAAGAAGTCCAGCAGCACAGGGCGGACATGGCACCGGAGGCATAAATGAACAGAGACTTAATCTGGGATTTCTACACGGAAGAAGACAACGGGGAGGAAGTGGACATGGCCATGAGTTCCTACAAGGGGAAAAGCATACTGATGGAGATAAGGCATACAGGCGAGGTAGCATACACATTAAAATGCTCAATCACTGAAAAGGATATCCAAAATAACAAGAACGTGATGTGCTATTTCTACAAAAGGACATTCGTGGGAATGGGCGAGATATTCCAGAAGCAGATGATGGGAATTGTGGACCAGAAAAGGAAAGATTTGGAGCTCATTGCATCGGAGGAAGACTAATGGAAACAAAAAGAATAAAAATATCAGAAGTAAAACCAAGCGAATACAATCCAAGAAAAATAAGCGAGAAGGATTATAACAATTTAAAGAAGAGCGTGAAGCAGTTTGGAATTCTTAGACCCCTAATAATTAACAAAATAACAGGAAACTTAATCAGTGGGCATCAATTATTGAAAGTTCTTATTGAAGAAAAAATAGAAGAAACAGACGCTTTATTTTTAGAATTGACAGAAGAGCAAGAGAAAGCATTAAACCTTGCAATGAACAAAATCTCCGGGGAATTTGAGGAAGATAAATTGATTGAGTTATTGCAGCAGATTGACGAAAAGAATCAAGATGTCTTGGGATTAACAGGATTCAACACTGAAGAAATAAATTACTTGTTAGGGCTAAGGGAAAAAGATAAGCAGAACATCTTCGCAAAAAGCCAGGAAGATCAATTCAATCTAAACAACAAATACGGAATCCAAGTAGGGGATATCGTGAAATTGGATGATCATCTGATTATTTGCGGTGATTCAACAGACCCAGAAAACTTGAGAAAATTAATCGGAGACAAAAAACTGGATTTGGTTGTAACAAGTCCGCCTTACAATTTGGATATAAAATACGGGAAATATTCTGACAACAGGGATATGAAAGACTATCTGAACATGATTGAAAAGGTTTTTATGAATATGAAAGACTATATAGACAAAGGAAGATTTATCTGTGTAAACATCGGCAGAGAATGGGGCCCAATAAACATTGCAGCAAAGTATGACAACATCTTTGAAGGACTTGGTTATACATTCTTCAGGAACATCTATTGGAGCAAACCAAAAGGCGCAGCCAGGGGAACAATCACAACAAGAAATCCATTCCCAAGATACTACGTTCCAAAAGTGCAGACTGAAATAATAGAAATCTACGCATCAGAAGAAATGCCCAATATTTATGAGCCAATGATAGTTTACAAAATCGGAGAAGGCGAGAAAACAAGAAAGGAACAAATACCAAAAATCTTATTGGAAAAGTATTCAGGGAATGTATTGGAAATGATGACCGAAACACAATTAAGTCAGGATCACCCTGCGCCATTCCCCGTACAACTACCTTACAATTGCATCAGATTCTTCAGCTTTGAAGGGGAAAGAATAATAGATCCATTCATGGGCAGCGGAAGCACATTAATTGCAGCAGATCAATTAAAAAGAAAATGCTATGGAATTGAACTGGATCCAAGTTATGTAAGTTTATGCATTGAAAGATTCATGCTTTACAAACCAAGTGCAAAAATGGATATTCAAAGAACAGTGGATCCAAAGGAGAAAGTATTATGAATAATCAATTGAAACAAATAAGCGACTTCAAAAAGACAGATAATGTAGAGTACAACAAAGCCCTTCAAGAGGTTCGAAGTGAAGCAATAAAATGGGCAAGAATAATAAATGACATGCAAGTTGAGGATTCTGACTGTGAGGAATGCAAGATATCCCAAGCAAAGAGAGATGGGGCAGTAAAAATATTGAAAGACATATTTGAAATTGAAGAATTGGAGATAAACCAATGAGCAACACAGTCAAAGAAAGATTAAACAGGCTTAAAATAAACATGACCCATGAAGAACGGGTAGAATTAGACAACTTCCTTGAAGAATTTGCCATGAAAAATGGGATTATTATAATTGGAGAAAAAAGGGGATGTGACACAATGTGTGACATGATAACAGACAGCAAATTCACAGAGCTTGTGCAGAGAATCAAGAAAAAGAAGAAAAAGCAGGCAGAAGTACCAATAGAGGCCTGAAAAACAAGACCTTGCAAGCCTGTGCAAGGATTTTAAGGGGAAAAAAATGGAAATCAAGCTATATCACACAACAAGAAAGGATTTGGTACCAAAGATTAAAGAAGAAGGTTTGGTACCAAAAAGACCATTCGCAAGGCCAGACAAACTCAAAGGAATATATCTTTCAAAATTCCCTTTCAAATGGATGTTCAATTCAACACTGGAACAAACACCAGGAGCACTTATAACAATTGACGCTACAGGATTAAAATTATTAAAAGATATTCACACAGATAAAAGAGACATGGATATAGATTGCGAAGGGGATTTTGTATGCTTACAAACAATAAAACCAGAAAGAATTATAGAAATTGCAGTAGAAGTAAAAAGAGGATGCTTTGAAAAATGCAAACAATAAACAAAGGAGACATTTTTATTCTCGGGAACCATAAATTAATGTATGGGGATTCATTATCATTAACAGATGTACATAAACTTCTTGATGGGCAAAAAGCGGATATGTGCTGGTTTGATCCCCCATACTCAGTTAATTATCAGCCGGAAGCACGAAGAAAAGGCGGAAGAAGAGTAAAAACACTAGGAGGAATCATGAATGACATAAACTTCCAAGTCACAGATTTATTGGATTTGATTCACACAGGAATATGTAAAGGGGCAGTATACATGTGTTGTGGAACAAATCAAATTGAACAAATTTATCCATGGGTATTCAAAAACATAGGATACAGACCAACGTTTATAATGTGGGTCAAGAACGAATTTAGCATATTAGCAAGAGATTATCATTCTCAATACGAACCAATGCTTTATTTTTATTACCCTGAGAAGAAATTCAGAGGAAGTCGAGGCCAAACAGATGTGTGGTTCTTTAAAAGAAGAAACAGCCAAGAATACGTTCATCCAACAATGAAACCAGTGGCACTCATTCAAAGAGCAATAGAGAACAGTTCAGACCAAGGAGATATAGTCTTAGACTTATTCGGAGGATCCGGCAGCACAATGATTGCATGTGAGCATACAGGGAGACGATGCTACATGATGGAATTGGATCCAAAATATGTGGAAATAATTATAAAAAGATTTGAAGCACTCACAGGAATTAAAGCGATAAAAGTTGATGACTTATTGAAGGTGGGAGTATGACTGAAGAACCCTTGAATGTTGAAATCCTTCAATTGCCGATTAAACAGAAAAAACCTTTTAATCCCTTTAATTTGGAGATAGATTTAAGGAGGGAAGATTTATTGATGTTAGTTAATGCCCTTACAATAGGTGGAGCCAGAAAACAATCAAAAACACTGGCAGAAAAATACAAAGTAAGCAGGCAGACAATTTATAACGACTTTACTTGGATAGTAGGCCATTACAAGCCAGCAAATCTGCGAGAGATAAAAATAGACTTAAGAATTGCCAGAGACCGAGCACTTCAAAGTGCCATGGAATTATTGGCTTACGCAATGGATCCAGAACAGAAATTAAGAGGGATCGGTGCAGTTATTGCTGCAGCCAGACATTACAGGGAAGAATTGGAAGCATGGGGCGAGAAGGAAAAAATGCCAGACAAGCACGAGTTATCTGGAAATGTGCCAGTGATAATCAATCTCATAGAAAAATCAGTGGAGGAGATCAAAAGTGAAAAGAGAACTCAACCTGCCGATAACCCCCAAGCAAGTGGAACTTCTGAAAGTACTAAATGATGACATTCATACGGAAGTCTTCATGGGGGGCGCAGCAGGGGGATGCTTTGCCAAAGATACATCGGTAGAAATTTTGGGTGGGCAAAAGAAGATACAAGAGATTAAGAAGGGTGATTTGGTGCTTTCTTATGATAAAGAAAAGAAATCTTTATGTTATAATAAGGTAGTAGAAACTTTTATAAATGGGGGGGGTGTAGAATGTATAAGAGTTAAGACAAATGGAACGGAAATCAAAGCAACAGCGAACCACAAGTTCTTATTTAATGGAGAATGGATTGAACTTGGAGAACTTGCCTGGAGAGATTTGGAAAGAGATAGACAAGAATGGGATATATTGGATAAGCAACAAAGGAAGATTGAAGACAAAGAACTGGAAGAATTCTGGAAGAGAAATGATAATGAATCCGGCAATAAGCAGAAAAGGATACTTGCATACGGTTATTGTTTTAGGCGGAAAGAACAAGGCAGTGAAAATTCATACGTTAGTGGCAGAAGTATTTATACTGAAGATATTGGGAAAGAACCAGATAAACCACAAGGATTTCAACAAAAGGAACAATCAGATAGAAAATCTGGAATGGGTGACCCCAAAGGAGAATTTTCATCATGCAATAGAAAGAATGAGCGGATTTCAGGGAAATGTGGGCAAGACATCGAATTTGAAGACATTCAGGGGAGAGGAGAATGCATCAAGCAAACTGACGAATCGGCAGGTCATAGAGATAAGAGGGAAATTCGTTCCTCACAAATGCGGGAGAAAGCAATTGGCGCAGGAATATCATGTAAAGCCAAGCACCATAAAGGATATTATTCTGAGAAAGAGTTGGAAGCATTTGAAATAAATTTGGATGATATTTGGGAGATAGAATTTTATTCTTCAGATGAGTGTAGGTATGATTTTACTGTTGAGAATACTTATAACTATATCATTACAAAAAACAAAATAATAGTACATAATTCAAAGAGCTTCACGGGATGTCTCTGGCAGATAGACAGAAGACTGAAATATGCTGGATCTAGGGGATTCATTGCAAGAGCTCAACTCAAAACATTGAAGGAATCGACACTATTAACTTTCTTCGAGGTATGCAAAAAGCTTGGGCTTGTGCAAGGAAAGGATTTTACTTACAATATCATGACAAGCGTGATAAAATTCTCGAACGGATCAGAGGAATATCTGAAAGACTTGTTTTTGTATCCCTCCGACCCGGACTTCGTTAGTCTTGGTTCAACGGAATTCACCGACGGATTTATCGATGAAATGCCAGAGATTACGGAGCAGGCTTATCAGATCATCAGATCAAGAATAAGGTATAAATTGGATGAGTTTGGATTAATACCCAAGATCGCCATGGGTTCGAATCCCTGCAAGACGTTTATTTACCGGGAATTCTACAAGAAGTGGAAGGACAATCAGTTAGAACCCTACAAGGCGTACATACGGGCCAGCGTATATGACAATCCGTTCATATCCGAGCACTACATAGAGAATCTTAAGAAACTGGATCCAGTCAACATGGAGAGACTTCTGAACGGGAACTGGGAATATTCAGACGATCCTTTCAAATTGTTCAACTATGAGAAGATAATAGACATGTTCACGCTGGATGCGGAGAGGGGACTGAAATATTGCATAGTGGACATGGCCGGACTGGGAAGGGACAAGACAGTAATTTCATTTTGGGACGGATTTTATATTTCCGAGATAATAATGCCCCCGAGTTCACTAACAGCCAAGGAGCTTGACGAGATGCTGACAAAGAGAATGATCCCATCGAGCAACTGCCTGATAGATGAGACGGGCGTTGGCTTCGGGATAGTCCACGAACTGAAGAACACGTACAAAAGGGAGGTCAGGGGTTTCGTGGCTGGAAGTTCGCCGATCAAGAAGGAGGACGAAAAAGAGATTGACAAAGTGCAGCACAACTTCAAGAATCTTAGATCACAATGCTGGTTCACCCTTGCCAATTACGTGAATTCCGGAATGATAGGCATATACCTTAATGTGCCGATGGAGACCAAGAAATTGATCATAGAAGATTTAGAACAGATGAAGCAGAAGAACGCAGACCAGGACGGGAAACTGCAAGTCATTACGAAGGAAGAGATAAAGGAGCAGGGAGGATTGAATAGATCTACAGACTGCGGGGATATTTTAATGCAACGTATGTTTTACACGTTTGAGAAGAAGGTGCCATTTGCCATGGCGATGGTGAAGTACGCTAAGTGATGGTTTTATAAAGTCTGATTGGTTGCCATAATCATGACCAGCGGGAAATGTCCTCATCCTTGGAACAGGAATAAAAAAGGCACATTTACTAATGGGCATAAACAGATAAATAAGGGAAGAGGATGCTTTAAGAAAGGGAAATTGAATTGCCCAAAGACCATTGAGATAAACAGAGATTTGGGGAAGAAGAGATATTCTGAAGGGAAACATCCTTTTTATGAACTGAATAAATATGCTCAAGATAATGCATTGCCTGGCGGGTGGTATGGGATAGGAAAGGCAAGATGGAAGAAGTTGTCTAAGGAAGTATTATTGAGAGACAATTTCACTTGCCAAAAATGTGGGAGAAATTTGACAAAATACAAATATCAATGCCATCATAAAATTCCTTATGCAATTAGCAAAGACAATTCCAAAGGGAATCTCGTTTCATTATGCACTAAATGCCATATGAAAGAAGAAGCGAAGGTCAGAAAAAGGAATATCCAAATTTCTCCAAAATTATCCAAAAAGTTTAAATAGCAATAGTTTTTAAGAGAAGTATGTGGAGGTGGTCATCCGAAAGATGTTAAAAAAGAACACTGATTCTAAGCCGAATGTTGCGAGACTGCGAAGCGAAGTTTACAGCATAAAGAAAGATGTTGATAGGATAGTAGAACGTCAGCAGGTTGCGCAGGTCAAGAATCCATTTACCGGGTTAGTTACTGGAAATTATTGGACGCAGACGGGAATGCCTTGGGTTAGCAACGACGGAAGGAAAGCAGTGCTTACGGAATGGTTTTGGCAAACTTAAAATTACCCATTAGAGGAGCAATCTTCTAATGCACAATCCCGAATTTCGGTTAACATCCGACAGGACAAGACCGAAGCGTAAAACACTTGAACTACGCTCGAACGACTGACAAGGGCTTCCAAATGGAAGGATATACAGTCTGGTCTTATGATATAAATAAAACATAAGTTAACATTTCGAACCAGTAAGAGGGCAACCTAGACGTGTAGACACAAATGAATTGCGTCAGTTTAGTCAGACCCATTGGGTGAACTCCTGCGTGACTACGATCCAGGACGAGATCACAAGTATGAACTGGGATATAGTTCCAAAAGAGGGATACGAGTACGACCAGGTCAGGGAAGAGATAGAGGAAGTGAAGGAATTCATGAGGCACCCGAACAAGAACAATGAGACATTCTCGGAAATATTAAGGGCATTCATAAAGGACATACTGGAATTGGATGCGGGGGTGCTTACTAAGGTATTCTCCATAGATAGTTACGACATGGAGCAATTGGAGGCTAAGTCAGGTGCGCCTATGCTCAAGCCGATCGGGGAGAGGAAATTCCTTGAATTGTACGCAAGAGATGGAGCATCATTCTTGAAAGAAACCGATAAATTCGGATTTGTGCTCGGCTACTGGCAGTATTCTTACCAGATACCTGCACACCCCATGTGGTTCAATTCGGACGAGATATGCTACTGCGCGAGGAACACTCGAAGCATGTCCCCTTATGGATTCGCTCCGATGCAGGCACTTCTGGATGTAGTCAAGTCGCTTCATTATTCTACTTTATACAATCGAAGATTCTTCGAGGAGAGCGCGATACCCGACGGAGTTTTAAGTATTCTCAACACGAACGAGGCGGAGATGAAGAATTTCACGAGCGAATGGCAGAGCTCGTTCAAGGCTCAGCCCCATAAGTTCGCGGTGGTCAACCAGGACATAAAGTGGCTCCCTTTGACTGCAATGCAGAAAGAGTTGGAATTCTTGGAAACTCAGTCTTGGTACTACAAGATGGTCATAAGCATGTTCGGACTGACGCCCGCAGAATTGGGATTGACAGAAGATGTGAACAAATCTACTAGTGCGACACAGGCGGAATTGAGCAAGAGAAAAGGAATCAGACCTATAATGAAGATAATAGAAAATGCAATGAACAGGTCAATAATGCCCGAGTTCATGTACGAAGGTATCGAGTTCCAGTTCATATATGACGACCCTTCTGAGAAGAACCAGAGATTGACCAATTTCCAGATGGAGCTTAGCATGGGTATTAAATCCGTTAACGAGGTCAGGGAGGAATTGGGTCTTGAGCCGGTGCCTTGGGGGGAGGGACAATATCAAAAGTACGGAGTCGGTCAGCCCGGGGAGGAAGGAGAGCCCGGAAAGCAGGAGAGCAATGAATATACTGAGGACAGGAAAAGGGAGGAAGGCGACTTTGGCAAGGAATTCTTCCAGGGAGAGGAAAAGTTCGAGAAAAGCGTGGACTACAAGAAGAACCGAATGTCTAAGTATGCACACGAGAGGTTTGACTTAAAAGATGCTGAGTTGATAAATCGGGGAGGAAGTGACAGAAGCACCTACGAATTGCCGGACGAGAAAATAATCAAGATTGTGAAGACCGCTAGGGGCTTGGCGCAGAACCAGATGGAAGGATACGATGTGAAGTTCGTGCCGGAATTGCTGGAGAAAGGAAAGGACTATGTGGTAGTGGAGAATTGTCCCAGGGATGACCAGAAATCAAACAAGATGCTCAAGCCGTTCCAGAAATTCAGTTCAAGGGATTGGGCGACGAAGGACAAGGAATTATTGAAAGAGATAGATAATCTAAATGAGGAGTATCCTGACTGCGACTTCGATCGGATCCCCGACTTTGACTTGATATGGGGAGACTTCAAGAAGGCCAAGAACTGGGGATGGTCAAATAAACCATACTTGATTGATGCTGGAACGCTGGATAGGAGAATCATGGACAAGGAATACGTCAAGCAGTTCAGGAAGGAGTGGTTTGATATTGTCAAAAAAAGAAGGGAAGCTAAGCACAAGGGGGAGACTGTCCTGGAGAAGAGGCACAATATACAAAGCATGGATATTCAAAAAAAGGACTACAAAAGAATGAACTATGACGATTTGATAGCCGAGCATAAGAAGCTGGTTGAGGTTTTGGAGAGCCAGGACCCAGAAAAGCTGGATAATGAGCTGAAAGAGCAAAAGAGAGAGTTAGAGGAATATATTCAAGAAGCTGAAAAAAAAAAGGAAAAGGGACTAGATGACGGGCAGTATTACCACGAGCCGTTGGAAGTAAACAAGCCAAATCGGGGGAAGATAGACCAGCCCCAGAACCAGCAGTATCAAGACAAAGTCAACCTGAAAAACAAGATAAACTGCCCGAGATGCTCAAGACCGACACTAAGTGAGGAGCAATCCGATATACCGAATACTATGAGGCAGTACAGATGCGCGAACTGCCATTCGCTTCTGAGGGAAGAGGAATTGTTGGATGCAATGGATAACATGATGACCCAGAACAATAATACGGATGCGGTGAGCGTCCCTGACTGGTCACCCAAGGCGTTTGAATTCGATAAGTCCATAGACATGGAGATGAGCGTGAAGGAATTCGCTGGGTTTGATGTTTCTAAAAGTTATGAGGAGATTGTCAAGTATGTCAACAGCGAGGAATATACAAAGATAATAGATAAGTACCTTCCTGACTTGAGCCAACTGCAGAGGAAGAAACTAAGGGAGTCTATAATACTCGGAATCGAGCGCGGGTTGAACATATCTCAAATCGCACAGGAGATAGACAAATTCATCAAGGACGTCGGAAGAAGCCACATGATAGCCCGTACGGAAATCATAAGGGTATCAAACGAGGGTCAAAGATTGCATCTGGAAAAGAAGGGAGTGAAGAAAGTGATATGGCTCAGCGCGAACGAGGACGGAAGACTGTGCGAGGAGTGCAAAAAGATGGACAGGAAAGTAATGGACTTGGAAGATATTAAAGGGAAAATTCCTTTGCATCCACGCTGTAGATGTTCGTTTTCAGAATTTATTGAGGTATAGAAAGATATTTAAATGTAGGTGTATATTAAAATGAATGAGAGATTACAAAAAAGAGATAACTCAAGATATTTTAAAGAAGATGTATATTCAAGAAGAAAAGTCAGTAAGGCAGATATCTTCAGAATTAAAATGCAATCCGCGGACAATAATGAGGAGACTGGAAAGATACGAGATTCAAATAAGAGGGCCCAAGGAGTCTGTGGAATGGCAATGGAGACATCTATCTCCCAAGCGAAAAGATTATTTGGAAAGAGGAGAAAGAAAATTCAGGGAGAATCCAACAACAAAGATAGGCAAAAGGGGATACAGAATGATTTATGTTCCCAAGAAGGGATGGGTAAGGGAACATACTTACCTATGGGAATTGAAGTTAGGATCAGTTCCCCAAGGGATGATTTTGCATCACAAGGATTTCGACAGATTGAACAATTCCTTAGGCAATTTGATGTTGATGAGCAAAATAGAGCATCACAAATTACATTACGCCAAAAGGATAATCGACAGATATGGCAGATTTCTTCCAAAGAATTAAATAATACAGAATATATTGAGGTGAAATGATGGTGCTCGAAAAAGCAAAATACAATCAAAGAATTAATAGGAAGATAAACAAGGCGGCGACTGGCCAGAGAAATAATCAACTGAAGGTCGGTCTGGAGATGGTTCTTGTATTGGACAAGATGGACGAGATACTGACTGAATTAAAGAAGTTGAATTCAAGATAATGCGGGAAAGAATGGAGACCAAGCGACTGATATTTGTCATACTTAAAAAGGAATCCATGGTCGCCCGGGACTTGTATGAGGAAGTGAAGGAAATAGGTCAGCACGTGATTCACGAGGACAGGATACGCGGATTCAGGAGCTTCGTGAAGATTATCAACTCCTTCCCGGAGATAGACAGTCAAAGAAACAGAGAGAACAGAATGGTGTACAAAGTCCATAAGGCTTAAATATCAATAAAATTCTTTATTTATATGCAAGATTTCCAGTTTTATCTGCCTCTCGAGAAATCATCTGATACTCAACTAACCGGGATAGCATCTACGATATCTGTCGACAGGGACGGAGAAAGGATGTCCGAGAATGCGCTGAACGACATGGTCAGGGAGATAATGGAGAAGGGAGTGAACCTATTCGGGAACCACGAGCATTCATGGGAAAATACATTGGGCGCGGTGTGGAAGGCCAGGCTCCAGAACAGGAATATTATAGTAGATATTAATCTGGACGACCCAAATACTAACCCGAAGATTCCTATGTTGCTCAACAAGCTGAAGAGGGGGATAAAGATGGGACTCAGCGTCGGCGGGTCGGTCACCAAGGAGAGAGAAGAATACAGCAAGGAGCTCGGAAGGAGGATAAAGGTCATCGATGGAGTGAACCTTTTCGAGATAAGCGTGGTCGGGATCCCCAGCAATGCGGATAGTTTTCTTTCGCTCCCGCAAGCTATAACGAAGGGATACAGGAAAGTGGAAAAGTGCGAACAGTGTTTTGCACCGATACCCTTAAATAACAATATATGTAATTTATGTCATTGGAGAAACCATGCCTAACCCAAAAGAATGCCCATTCTGCCACTCTGACAAAATCAAGAAGGTAGAGAACGAAAAGTTCAACGATCTGTATTATTGCGAGAGTTGCAACCATAGGTTCAGGGAGGACCCGAAGGTCCATGACACTGCAAAGGCTAAGCATTCTGCCAAGTGGGACAGATGCGTTGAGCATGTAAGGGCACAAGGAAATGTAGAAAGTCCCGAAGCAGTATGCACCGAGCAACTGGGAGATGAAAGTTATGAATAATCAATTAAATGAAAGGAGGAAAGAATGAGAGAGAAGGATACAACAACGGCATCCGATACAAGTACTGATTCGGAAGATCCTAAGGCCAAGAAGGCAATGGATGAGACCACTTCGTCTAGCACCGACAAAAGATGCAAGGCGAAAGAAGACACTTCGAGCACGACAGAAGAAGAAGTCGAAAAAGTAGGTCTTGAACAGAACCCAGAGGAAGGCGCTGCAGAGGGAGCAGAAGGAAAGAACACTGCGACACCAGGAAAGATGACTGGCAAGCCACAGAACGTCTTCAGCCCACCAAGCAGAGTATCTGGCGACAGGCAAGGAAAGGGAACGACTCCGGGACAGGAAAGTTATTCGGGTAAGTCAGCTGAAGCTGACTTGGACTTGAGAAAGTCTCCTTTGTACACCGACTTCAGCAAGCAGTTGGAAAGGCTTGAGAAGACATTCGGCCAGAAGATGGACGGAGTAGAAAAGTCTTTCACGGAGAGGATGGATTCAATAAAGAAGTCCATTGACAACGTGGAGAAGTTCTACAAGCAACCATTCTATAAGGCGGTAGTGGATACACCAGAGAATGCCAAGAGCGAGACTGTTGCCGACAAGGTGAATATAGGCACATTGAGATTCACCCAATAATTTTCACGACCAAACGGGAGTGATTGATGTAAGGAGGTAAAGAAAAACAAATGGAATTTTCCATATTGAAATCTCTAAAAGAGATGGAAACATTGCCAGAGAAGCTGGTCCTAAACGACGGCATCGGTCATTATGACATTCGAAAGAACATAAGAGCCAGTGTCGGATACGAGGAGCAATCTGTAGAGAACTCCGGCGGGATGCCCTTCTTCAAGCATGCATACTTGCACGCATTGGTGGAGAGCAGGGGATTCACTTCCGAGGGAATGGACTTCCAGAAGGCATTAAGTACTACTTTGAGCACATATTCGGTTGGAACTTTGCCAGTACTTATTCCAGTATATGTAGACCCTGAAATAGTTGATTTGACCAGAAGGGCAACCCCTTTAGTTGAATTGATACCAAGAGTCACAAACTACGGACGAACGGCAGACTACAACCAGATAACGGTAATTTCATCTGCGGTAATGGGCGCGGAAGACATGGCATTGAGCGAGCAGAACGACACCTATGTCAGAAGAAGCGTACAGATCAAGTACATGTATTCGGTAGGAAGAGTCACTGGGCCAATGTTCGCAGCAAGCAAGCAGTACCTTTCAAGCGGAGGGTACGTCGACGCTTTGAGTCTAGAGGTCAAGAATAAAACACTTGCACTGAAGAGACTTGAGGAAGCCGAGATATTGCTAGGCGACGCAACCACAGACTGGACAGAGCCGGTAAACTCAACGACAATCACTGCAGCATATTCCTATGACGGGCTTTATAACCTGATCACCGGAGCAAACGCAAGCGGATTGGCACTTGGAGGAAGCTCAAGTTATTTGACAGACAATGCCGGAGCATCGATTTCAATACCGATAATACGAACTGCAATCAGGACACCAAGGACGCACGGCGGAGAGCCTAACTTGATAGTCACCGACTATGCAACCTACGATGCAATAAAGGCATTAATCCAAGATGAGCTGAGATACGTAAGCACCCAGACAATTGCCTGGGGAATCACTACAGTAAGCTTCGAAGGATTGCCTATAATCGCAAGCAGGTTCTTGTCAACAACTGCCGGAACAGGGGTTATGGTCCCAGCAACCGGAAGAAGCCTTTTTGTCTTGGACACGAACGTGATCGAGATGAGGGTATTGCAGGATGTGAGCTACGAGGAATTGGCGAAGACAAACGACAGCATCAAGTTCTTCTTGAAGTGCTACGAATGTCTATTGGTCAAGGCCCCTCAGTTCAATCATTGTGTTGTAGATATTGGAGCGTAAATTTATTATTTTTATTTACTGAATGTCTTTTTTAGTCAGTAGGCCCAAAAGGCAAAAATCCTGGCTTAGCCGGGATAGGAATTAAAAGAATAGGAGAAATAATGGTAGATTTCACAGATGGAACAACAAGCGGAGTTGTTACTAAAGACGTAACTCCACAACTTGGAGTAAAAGTCTTGCAGATAAGAGTTCCAGCAACATTTGTCTGGGGAACAGACAACTTAATTGTAGACTTGGCTAAGTATGGAGCAAGTAAAGTCGCAGGAGTGCTTGGATTTATTGAGACTACAGCAGGAAGCGTAACAGTTCCTTGCGGGGCATCAGGTGCACAATTAGGAACTACATCAGTATCAACTACAACTTTGACGTTCAACTCAACAGGTTGTGCAGCAAATACAAAAGGCGGAACCTTAGTAATATTTGCATATTAGGAGGATAAATGGTAGTAATAACGCCGACTATAGCAGTATATGACTTAGAAGTAAGCGACCCAGATACAGATGCAGCATTGCTTAAGATATGGGAAGATGGACTAGCAATAACTCATGTATATGGGTGGGCAGTAACACCTATATCAAATAGTATTCTTAGGTATACAATATTTTATGATTAATTTTTAATTTAAATAATTACAAAATGCGCCTGACAAAAATGCTTGTCAGGAAGGGTTGAAAAAAACAACAGAAAAAATAACATGGCAAATATAGAAAGAACAGGTTTGAAAGAGAATTCTACTCAAGAGATTGAGAAAGGTATTGAAAGGAGGTATAATTAAAATGGATGGATTAAGAAGTAGCGTAGGAATAGCAAGTCCGCCCTTTACAAAGGGACCCTATACATGGGATCAATTTGTTACATTCACAGCAGGAATTGCTGGAGTGAACACAAAAGGAAGTGTAATATATGTTGATGGAGAAAGCGGTTCAGATGGAAGTGACGGGACTTCATGGACAAATGCCAAAGCAACTATCCAGGCAGGAGTGACTGCAGCAGGAGCAAACAGCGTGGTTTTTGTAATGCCCAAGGCAATGGCCGCAGGATCATCAGATCCAAGCAGTTATGCTGAGAAGATTATAATTCCAGCAACTCATGAGAATCTGGCACTTGTAGGAATCAACTGGGGAAGAACCCAGGGCGGATTGCCACAGATCAAGTACGGCGGAACATTAACCGGAGCATTATTGACAGTCAGAGCACCAGGATGCTTGATTGCTAATATTGGATTCAATGGGAATTCAACAGCAGGAGCACCATTAGTTAATGGTATTCTTTTGGATGACAATTCGGGTATACCGGCAGCATCAGGCGGTGAAACAAAGTCAGCATTTGGAACAACTATAATAAATTGTCACTTCAAGGATTGTGCAGGATCGACAGTAGGGGACGCAAGAACAGGCGGAGCAATTGTTTGGTCAACCAATGGAGGAGCATTCCAAGTTCTTATTCAAGGAAATAGATTCTACAAGAATGTAGGAGATATTGTCTTATTAGGAACATCTGGATCAGTTCCACAGGATGTGGTTATTGAAGACAACATATTCAGTGGACAGGCAGCAAACGTTGACTGTAATTTGTATCTTGCAGGAGGTTCTGGAATGACTGGATTGGTTATTAAGGATAACACATTCCAACAATTACCAGCATTGAGTGCAGGACAAGTAAAAAGATACATTGTAGCAACAGGATGCACAGGAATGTTAGTCGGAAACACATTTGGATGTCAGACATCTGGCACAAGTGGAACACCAATTACTTTCAAGGTTGGTGGATCAGGAGCAGAAATTCCAGTAACATTGCACTTAGCAAGAAACTTTGGACAATCAATAACTGCAGATGCAACAGGCGGAGAAATAAGCATTGCATAAATCAAAATTTATTTTTTATTTTTTTCTTTTATTTTTTAGAAAGACTTATAAGAGTTATAGGTCTATAATCTCTAAGTTATGATGAGAAGACTAACATTTGACAATGGAAAACCCAGAGGCAAACTTTCAAGAGGTAAGAATAGAGACAGAAAAAAATCTCCCTCACGGAATAAGGGAAGCAGTCCCAAGTAGGATAGGAATAAGTGCGACTGAGGGTCAGGAAGTCCAGTCATTCCCTAACGTTTTGCAGGATCCCGAGACGGATATTAGAAGGGCACACTACGGGGAAGAGGACAAGTTCTTTGGGTCAAATATACACGGGGAAGTAAGTATAGAGCATGTCAACGACATAAAGACGCCCAACAACCCGACGAAGGCGGACAGGATAATCCCTGGGACAGAATTCTCGGGGGACGGGTTCTACAATCATTCTTGTTCTGGATAGAAATCCTTAAATAACAGAGAATTCTTTGAATTTTAACATGATCCCTGGTGATTCTACGGAGTCGCCAGATGATTGGCGCCAAGAGGCAAAATAATTCCAAGAGGAAAACAATGGTATATGTACTTAGATATCTCGCGAGTGCAACCGATGTATATAATAAATCGGGATTGACAGTTACAGAATCGGATATAACTGCAAATGATTCTCAACTGATTAATGATGGAGAAGAGGAAGTAGAAGTATTGACCGGGAGAAAGTTCACGAATTCAAATTCAATAACAGAGACGCTTGACGGACCGAAGCTGGATGTAATCGGAACTAGCGGCCAGAAGGCCAGAACGATCAACCTTTCTTTTTATCCAATTCTAACAATCACATCATTCCTGATATTGAACGTAGACGGAACTACAAATACTACCTATGCCGCACTTTCCACAGGCACAGAGACGATAGACTATTGGATGGACAGCCAAGAGGATCCATTGACAAGGGGAATCTCAATGAACGGGAAGATCATACTAAAGAACACGGAATTCCCTCCCGGCAACAGGAACATAAAGGTGACTTATACATATGGATATTCCACGATTCCACATGCAATAAACAATTTAGCATGCTGTTTGATAGGCATAAGACAGTGGGTAAAATTCCTCGGCGGATCGTACAATTATTTGAACTCTTATTCTATTCCGCAACAGAGCGTGAGCAAGGGAGATTTATTCCAGAGGGGCAAGCAGATGATAGACAGCCTGACCAGCGAGGCAAACGCAATCCTTGACAGGGTAGGCAGAAGACCAAGAAGACTCTTCTTTGCTTCTGGGATGGATAGATGAGCAATACAGGAGTTTCTTCCAGCGACTTTGCGCAGATACTTTCGGATTTCTCTAGGACGTTGAGTTATCAGGTCGTGACCAAGACGACTGACGGAACAGGAAACGAGACGGACACATTTGCGACGGCGAGTAATGTGAGCGCGGTGTTTTTCCTTGAGGAGAATAGGTTCATCTTCGACAAGCAGGGTTTGGTGGAAGTCGGAGATGCTTATATTCTATGCGCGACGACTGTAGGAATAAAGAGATATGACAGATTTACAATTTCAGGGGAGGCATTTTACATTCAGAACGTGATACACAGATTTGTGCTTGGGACGGCGATGCTGGATTTGGGGGTATGTTTTAAAGTATGACAGACGATATTATTCCTGAGGTTCCGATGACGCATGAGCAACATATGGAGAATGTCATTCGCGATCATGAAAAGAGAATTGCAAACTTGGAATCCCAAGGAAAAGGAAACAGGAAAGAATTCTTTTTCGTAAAGCTTGAATCGATAAAGGGGATTGGCAGGAAGACTGCCGGAGACATAATGGAAGTATATCCAAACGAGGTGTCTTTGAGGAAGGACATAAAAGCCAACATTAAGCTTCCTTTCCGCGACGACGTAGAAAAGATATTGAGGGAGACATTCAAATGACGGACAGCATGCTAGATGAAAATACCAAAAATAGAATTTTGGATCGCATTGGTGCATATGTGGAAATGAAAGCCAAGATGATATGCCCAGTGGACATGGGTGTATTGAGGGCAAGCATCACACACAAGATAGAGGGAGATTCAGTAATAATATTCACGCCGGTAGAATATGCAAAGGACATGGAGTATGGGTGCTTTTTTAAAGATGTAAGCATTCAAACAATAAGGGGTAAAAAGAAATTAAGTAAAATGAAAATAGGAGATTTGGTGTGGGATGGAGTTCAATATAGAAAAGTATTGCAATTAGAAAGAATAAAGATAGGATATCCTATTAAAAAAATTATTATAAAAACAGCAAGGAGAAAATTAGAAGTAACAGCTGACCATCCAATATGGACGCAAAGAGGATGGATACCCGCTGTAAAAATAAGAAGGGGGGAATTAGTAAAAGAAATATAATGGGATCAAAAAAAGGTAGAGTTCCATGGAATAAGGGATTAAGCAACCTCATAGAAATAAAATGCAAGAGATGCAATGAAAGATTTAAAAGGAAACCCTCAGAGTTAAAAAGAAAATCAAAACCACAATATTGCTCAAGGAAATGTTATCTTCAAGGAGAAAACATGATAAGAAATAAAGGAAAGCATTGGAAACTTTCAGAAGTACAAAGAGAAAAGCATTCAGATGCCCAAATTGGAGAAAAGAACCATAACTGGAAAGGTGGGATTACTGAAAAAAGAAAACAGGCAGAATACAGAAAATTCATTAGACATGAAAAAAGGGAAAGGAAATTTATGTGTAATGTATGTGGAAAAATAGATAAGGGAAATATTTTGCATCATCTGAATGGATATAAGGAATTTCCAGAAGAAAGAATGAAAAGAGAAAATTTAGTTTGTTTATGTGAAAAACATCATCAAAAATTTCATAAAAAATATGGATATGGAAAAAATACAAAATCTCAATTTCTTCAATGGATGGAAGAAACAGAAAGAGTTATTGAAGTTAAAAAAGAGATTTTACAAAAAGGAGAAATTTTTAATATTAGTTTGGAAGGAAATAGTCCCTTTTTTGCCAATGGAATATTAACCCACAATACTCCGCCAGGAGTTCTCGGTGAGAGTGAAAAGGAGCAATTAGGAGAATGGGCCAAGAGGCACGGACTTCCAAAAGGTCCAGTAATAAGGAAGATAGAAAAGGAAGGGATAAAAGTTGGAACGCCGGAAAATCCCCTAAAAACATTTAGTGGATATTATCGACCATTCCTGAGAACAGCATTGATGCAATCCATAGGTGACATAAAAACAATTGTGAAGGGGGAATTGTCATGAGTACATTTGAACTAGAGAACATAAGAGAGGAGATAATGCACACCTTGAGAAATGCGGATATTTTCAGCACTACAATAAGGGGAGTTACGACTGTGACAGATAATATAACAGGAATTGCGGGTAGCACAATTACACCAACGCATTCGACACTGAAGAACATAAGGTCACTTACAATAACCGCGGTGAACAAATACTTCATAAAGGATTATATGATCAACTTCTCGACGGGGGTCATAACATTGGTTTCTGCACTTTCCGGGGGAGAGGCAATAGTCCTTAATTATGATTACGGAACGGGTGACAAGGTGTATCCGGACATGCCTAGGTCTGACCTAACTCTAGAAAGCTTCCCAAGGATAGGAATCAGTTTGGTGAGCCCGAGCACGGAACCTCTTGGGCTGGGGGGCATGGTGCATATAACTGATTATCTTATCTCGATTTATGTGTGGATGCCGGTGAACAAAGTCAGCACGATAGCAGGTGGACTCGGAGGGGGAGATGACTTGAATGATACAATGAGCGACGTGAGGAATGCCATAAGGGCCAATGCGAAGAGTTTCTACTCATTCCCGTATATAACGCCAACAAGCGGGACCCCTGTGACGGTAGGTACCAATCAAAAAATAATCCAAATTAGCCAGGACTTCCTAGTGAAGTTTATGGTGGAATAATGAAAGGAGGTAAAAGAATATGACTCAAAATTATGCAGCGGGATATGCATCCTATGTAAACTACGGCTATGAAACCACATACGGAGCAGGAGCTGTAAGCGCGAGGACATTCGGACCAGGAGCAAAGATCACCCATACAAGGAAGAACAACATGGAGAGGATATATGGGGTGGGTGCAAGAAATGCCGTATCGACTGTCGCTAAGAAATATGAAGGAAATGCAACAGTAGAATTTGTGTTAGCTAATGCAAGCTTTTTCAGGGCAGTACTTGGATCAGCAGCAGATGGAGGTGGAGGTGGACCAACATACACGCACACTTATAGTGAAGCAAATGTTATGACAAGTTTCGCAATTGACACAGGAACTGAACTCGGAGGAAATGATGAACTAACTGAATTACAAGGTTGTGTGATTTCAAGCATGACACTCACTGCAGCAGTCAATGAGCTTGTAAGAGTGAGACTTGAATGCCCTTATAAGACAGAGACACTTGCAGCAACAACAGCAGGAAGTCAAGTTGCGGAAACACATACCGCAATGACATTCGCACAAGGGATTGTTGAATGGACTTCTGGCGGAGGAGAAATAGGAAAAGTCCAAAGCATTGAATGGACATACAACAGCAACTCAGAGGGAATATGGGGAGTTGGAAGCAGATTCAAGGCAGCAGAAGTCGGAAAGACAAGAGAGTATAACTTGAGATTGACGATAGCATTCAAGGATGTGACAGAATTATTGACTAAATTCCTTGGAGCAAGCGAAGCACCAATAGCAGGGACCCCTGCCCCACAGGCAAATATTGTCCTTACATTTGACACAGGAGGAACAGGAGCAGATTCAAATAAAATAGTAATTACTCTTGCAAACGTTTACTTTGATGAGGAGACACTTCCAAAGGATGTCAACGAAATAATCAAGGAGGATGTCGGAGGATGGGCATTGAGTGGAACCAGTATAATGTGGACGAATGGGACAACCGGAGACAGCACTTCACCTTAAAATGGAAAAGACAATAGAAATCGATTGGCACGGAGAGAAGAAGAGTGTCCGGATAAAGAGAATCTCGTTCGGAGATATGAATGAGATCAAGGAGAAGTCCATGAATGTACAAGCAATAAACAGTCAGCCAGTTGTCAAAATGAACCAGAAGGTTTTCATAGAGCTAAGTCTGCTCAAGGGGATAATAGACGCCCCTTTCACGGTGGACTTAATAAGCATACAAAACCTGGACAACGAAGTTGGTATGAAGCTATACGAAGAGTTCGTGGAGCTCAACCAACTGACCGAAAAAAAAAATTGAAGATTGATGCTGTCGTGGACGGGGCAATAACGACCGATCCAGACATCGTCAAAATGACCAATTACCTGCAATGCGCAGAGGCGTTCGGTTGGACACCTGAAGAGACGGATAGAGTGGAAAGCTATCTGCTTGAAGAGATGCTAGTAGCCCACGCAAGAGTAAAGAAGAGAGAAATGGAATA